TCTCGCCCCAGCATTGCTGTGATGAGCCGTGCTACCTTCAACCACATCAAGGCTAACGCCAAGGTTCGTTCTGCCATCCTGGCTCAGAACGCCACCGCCAATGTGTTCATGAACGATGCTCGTGTCAAGGAGCTGTTCAAGACCGAACTGGGCATCACCATCGTGGTGTACACCAAGCAGTATAAGGACGAGTCTGGTGCTGTCCAGAAGTTCTACGCTGACGGTTACTGCACCCTGATTCCTGCTGGTGCTCTGGGTAACACCTGGCATGGTGTGACTCCTGAGGAGCGTACCCTCCTGGGTAATGCCCAGGCTGATGTGTCCATCACCAGCGAGGGCGTGGCTATCGCTGTCACCGTGACCAGCGATCCCGTCAACACCAAGACCACCGTGTCCGAGATCGTTCTGCCCTCCTACGAGCGTATGGACGAAACCTATGTCATCAAGGCATACTAATGGCTTCGGTGAAATTTCCGCATAAGGTCAAAGTCAATGGCGTGTACTACGCACCCGGTACTGTCATTGAAGTTGAGGATCCTGCGGACTACATCAAACAGGGTGCAATCGAAGTATCCAAGAAAACTGGAGCGAGGGCTTCCAAGCCCTCCTCCAGCCGGAAATCCACTACTCAGAAAGAGCAGTAAGAAGGGAGGTAGATTGTGATGACTACGGCTGAAAAACTCACCATGGTTAAGACTCTGCTGGGTATCAACGAGTCTGATACCTCTGAGGATGCCCGGATTACGGTCTACCTTACCGCAGCCGAACAGGAGATTCTCAGTTGGAGATACTCCCTGAGTTCCCAGAAGGTTACTGCTGTTCCCAGCGAGTATGAGATGACCCAGGTGTTCGCCGTGATTGCTGGTTACTCCCAGAGTGGAGCCGAAAACCAGACCAGTCATACGGAGAACAGCATCACACGACAGTTCAAACACGCAGACATGGTGGCGTACATCCGTGCCCATGTTTTGCCGATTGCGGGGTGTCTGTGATGAGATGTCTTCGGAGAAATATGTCGGATTTCTACTATGCCCTGTATGCCGGAAAGACACCCATGGTCGATGATTACGGGAATAAGACAGGTGAGTACGAGGTTTCGTATGAGAACCCCGTTCCGCTGAAAGCCAATATCTCTGCTGCACGAGGAGAAACAATCTCCCGCCAGTTCGGTGAGGATGTCAGTTACGACCGTGTCATCGTCATGGATGATCCGCATTGTCCCATCGATGAATACTCTATCCTCTGGATCGACACCGTACCTGTTATTGATGAGAACGGGAAGACCGCCACTCCTCACGATCATGTCGTGACGAAGGTTGCCCGTAGCATCAACAGCGTATCGATTGCAATAAGTCGGGTGAGTGTCCGTGGGTAAAAAGGTCATCAGAATGGGATTGAATACGAGGGACATCGACCGGGCTATCAAAGAGGTGAAAGCGTATAAGCAGGAGTTGATTGAAAAGACTCGGCTTTTGACGCAGACCTTGACGGAGCGTGGTGTCGAGGTTGCTCGTATCCAGTTGGCTCAGTTGGGTGCTGAGTACACAGGGCAGCTTTCCGCAAGTATGACGGGCTACTTCAGCCCCGCCACCAATGCGGGAATTATTCGAGCCGGAGCGTGGTACGCCGTATTCGTGGAATTTGGTACTGGCGTGGTAGGTGCTGGCTCTCCTCACCCGAACCCTGTGGGGTGGGCTTACGATGTGAACGGTCACGGGGATAATGGCTGGGTATACTTCAATGAAAATGACCAGATGTGGCATTGGACAGCGGGTATGGAAAGCAGACCGTTCATGTACAACACCGCCCGAACACTCGAAGCCGAGTGTGTAAAAATCGCAAAGGAGGTATTCGGACGATGATCGACATTGAAAACGAAGTGTTTACAAGAGCCGCCACGCCCGTTTGGGATGCTTATCCCGGATCCTTTGTGACTGGCGAGTATGTAAAGTCCCCGCCCTCTTTCCCGGCGGTATCCATCGTGGAGATGGACAACACCGCTTATGAGAAGACCCAGTCTTCGGAAAGTGGGGAAAATCATGTCACCGTGACCTATGAGGTCAATGTGTACTCCAACCTTGTCAAGGGTAAGAAAGCTGAAGCAAAGGCTATCATCGCCATCATCGACAAGGTTATGACTTCTCTGGGCTTCACCCGGATCATGCTCAATCCGACCCCGGATATGAACGATGCCACGATCTATCGCATGACCGCACGATACAGAGCAGTCGTAGACCGAAATCAAATCATTTATAGGAGGTAAATTACCATGGCAATTTCTACTTATAAGATTTTCTTGATGTCCAGCACGGACGGTTCTCAGTACGAAAAGCTGATCGACATCAAGAGTTTCCCCGACCTGGGCGGTGCTCCTGAGATGCTGGAAACCACCACTTTGAGTGATTCCATGCAGACCTACATCCCCGGTATTCAGAGCCTGGATGCTCTGGAGTTCGAGTGCAACTACACCAAGGAAGATTTCACCAAGCTGAAAGCCCTGGAGGGCAAGGAGCAGTCCTACGCTGTCTGGTTCGGCGGTACTGGCGAGGGTGAAACTCTCACTCCTACTGGCGAACACGGCAAGTTCAACTTCAAGGGTCAGCTTTCCGTTTATCCTGTCGGTGGCGGCGTGAACGAGGTTGTCGGCATGAATGTCAACATCGCTCCTTCCACTCCCATCACCGTTGGTGAGTAATCCGAACTACATTTTTGGAGGGAAATAATCCATGAGCAAGCAGCTTACTTTCAGTTACAAGGACAAGGATTATGTCCTTGAGTACACTCGCAAAACCGTGGAAGCCATGGAACGCCAGGGCTTTGTTGCGGAAGATGTGAAGAACAAGCCCATGACTACTCTCCCGGCTCTGTTCCGGGGTGCGTTCATGGCAAACCATCGTTTCGTCAAGCCTGAGGTCATCGATGAAATCTACGCCAAAATGCCGAATAAGGGCGAACTTATCGGCAAGCTGGCTGAGATGTACAACGAGCCTATCATGACTCTGATGGACGAGCCGGAGGAATCCGAGGGAAACCTGAACTGGACAGCCAGTTGGTAACTGACTCGCTGTCCGCTACCGAGGGGGGCGGGCGTTCTAAGCGTCCTGCCCCCCTTAAAAGTTACTCTGAACAGTTCCGTGAATTGTTCCCAGTCTACTTATCCATTGGCATGACCTACGAGCAGTTCTGGGACGGTGATCCTGAGTTGGCGGTGTTCTATCGGAAAGCCGATAAACTGAGCCGAGAGCGGAAGAACCAAGAATTGTGGCTCCAAGGTATGTACATCTATGATGCCCTATGCTGTGTCGCTCCCATCTTCCGGGATCTGTCGAAGAAGGGAACCAAGGCACATCCGTACCCTGACAATCCTTACGCTCTGGATGCCAAGCAGAAGGAAAAGGCAGAGGAGAAACGGGCAGAGAAGAATGCCAAGGCTGGTAAGTCCTATATGGAAGCATTCATGGAGAAGTTCAATACTCGTTTTGAAAAAACATGATGAGAGGAAGTGAGTGCTATGTCTACAAATATCGAATCTCTGGAGATTGAAATCCTTTCCAGTTCTCAGAGTGCCGAAAAGGGACTGGACGCACTTATGGATACTCTCGGTAGATTGAAGACTGCTGTGAAGGGTGGCTGCGGATTGACCGCAGTAACGCATCAGTTATCTTCGTTGAATACCGCTTTGGGTAAGATCGATGCGGCGAGCGTTGCCAATTTGGCTGCACTTGGCAGAGCGTTGGATACCTTGTCGAGTGTAGGTAAGATGAAACTGTCTTCCACTATCGCAACGCAGCTCACGAGCATCGGTACAGCCGCCAAGTCTTTGAACGGTATAGATTTCTCTCCGATCAATAATTTGGCTTCGGCATTGGCTCCTCTTGCTACGGTGGGACGGGCAAATCTGGGATCGTCTATTAACCAGTTGCAGAAAGTCCCCACGGCAATCAAGCCACTACTCACCATGGATATGGGCGGTGTTCGCTCGAAGATGCAGGAATTGGTTGATGCCCTCAAGCCTTTAACCAACATGACGAAGATAAATCTGTCTTCCTCTTTGAATCAAATCAAGAAGTTGCCCGAAGTGTTCAAAACCTTGAACAGTTTCGACATGACAGCTTTCAAGAAGAAGATTCAGGAAGTTGCAGACGCTATGCGTCCGTTGGCGGCTGAAATGCAGAAGGTGTCGATGGGATTTTCGTCCTTCCCGTCAAAAATCCAGAAGTTATTGAATTCTACCGGGCAGATCCCAGCGTCCAACAATAAGGCAGCTAAGTCGTATACCAATTTAGCTGCAAAATTAAGCATGGCGTATGTCGCTCTGAAAAGAGTCGGAACGGTAGTAGCATCCTGGATGGCAAATACTAACACTTATGTCGAGAACTTGAATTTGTTCACGGTAAGTATGGGTGAATATGCAGATGAAGCGAAATCTTATGCTGAGGTAATTGAAAATTCGATAGGAATTGATTCCAGCGATTGGATGAGAAACCAAGGTATTTTCATGACTCTCGCAACTGGTTTCGGTGTAGCGAGTGAGCGTGCCTACACTTTGAGCAAGAACCTTACGCAGTTGGGTTATGACCTGTCTTCGTTCTTCAACATCAGTTATGAAGATGCGATGCAGAAGTTACAGTCGGGTATCTCCGGCGAATTGGAACCGCTCCGTAGACTGGGCTATGACCTTTCTCAGGCTCGTCTGGAAGCGATTGCATTGAGCCTTGGTATCGATAAAGCTGTGGCAAGCATGACCCAGGCTGAAAAGGCTGAACTGCGTTACTACGCAATTATGACTCAGGTCACAACTGCTCAGGGCGATATGGCGAGAACGCTGAACGCTCCTGCGAACCAGCTTCGTGTGTTAAGATCGCAGTTGTCTGTCTGTGCCAGAGCATTGGGTAGCATCTTCATCCCAGCGTTGAACGCAGTATTGCCTTACGCTATTGCACTCGCAAGGATAGTTCGAGAATTGGCGGTCAGTATCGCAAGTCTGTTCGGCTTCTCTTTGCCTGAAGTGGACTACTCCGGCTTGGAGGGTGTGAGCGGTGGAGCATCTGATTTGTCTGAGTCCTTGGACGAAGCGAGTGGAAATGCGAAGAAACTTAAAAAGACTTTGCTGGGTATCGATGAACTGAACCTGATGACCGATAACAGTAACCTCGGTGGTGGAGGTGCAGATGTTGGCGGTGGTGGAGGTGGTTTTGATTTTGAACTCCCCGAATATACATTCTTTGATGAAATCGAGGACAATGTTAGCGGGGTGTATAAGAAACTCAAAAAGCTGCTCAAGCCCATCGGTGACATCATGGATTTCCTATGGGATTACAAGGAGATTGTCGGTGCGGGACTGGCTGTCGTTGCCCTTGGGAAGCTGTGGCAAGTCATTGTGACCTGGTGGTCGAGTTTCAAAATGCTGGGATTGGTCGATGCATTCATTACTGGCTTCCAGTTGATTAAGGTCACGGGCGGCAATGTGTTTCAATCTTTGATTGGCGGTATCGACAATGTCCGAATGAACCTGACTGGTATTCAGAAAGCAGCGATTGTTGCAGTTGCTGGTTTCTTAGAGTTCGGCGTGATCCGTGATTGTGTGTACGATCTCTCGGTTGGGTGTGAAAACGCCACAGCGAAGATTGTGAGCATAGGAGTTGCCGCAACAGCGGCTGGAGCCGCCATGTATGTTGCTCTCGGTCCGGGAGGACTGGCACTTGCCGCAATCATAGGTATAACTGCTGCGGTGGTCGGCTTCGGAGAAGCACAGACTGCGTTGCGTAAGGAATTGGTGGATGCTGAATTTTTCGATGGCGTGGGTATTTCATTAGATGCCTATAAGTCGAAGATGGAAGCGTTGACCGAACAGTTTAGCACGCAAAATGTCCAGATCGGGGAATGGAAGGAACAGCTTGCATCGAATGGGCAAACAATCGATGAGATAGCCTTGAAGATCCAGACATTGAGTGGAACCTTGGGTTCTACTGGTGTTGTTACGCAAACCGAAATCGATGAGATCAAAGCCCAGTTTAACTCCCTGTACGAGTGTGTTCGTGAAAACATGACGCTCTCGGAGGAGGTAATTTTGACCGCATTGGTAGGGGCGATGCAGAGGGCTACTCCCGAAATCGCTGAACAGATTGACTTACTGATCGGTGAGTACCAACGCTATGTTCGTGAAACTCAAGGTAGAGCCGAGGAATTGAAATCTCTCATTGATAATGGTTATGACGAGTTGATTGGTAAGTCGAAAGACGATCCTGCGTATCAAGAAATCATGACAAACATCAATGCGTGGTATTCGGAACTCGGATATCTTTCCGGCAGTATGTCCGATGCGGGTTGGCAATGGCAACAGACGGTTACAGATTTCAATAACAACGAAATCGATTTCGGTACAAGTGTTGAAGATGTGACCAGCACATTGAGTGAAATTGCCACTTGTGGTCAAACTGCTTTGTCCGATCTCGCCGTTGCTCGTGATACTGTTTTGAAGCAGATTGATGAGCAGATAGCATACGCCGCAAAGTACGGTTCGCTGGAAGAAGTGGAAATGCTCGGTGATATTCGTCAGAGCATCGAGGACGATTATGCGGCTCAAGAGGAAGCCATCAAATCCGAACTGAATACCATTTTCGAGTCCATTCAGGAAGGGATGATCGGAGAAATCTCCGACACGAAAGACGCCCTTGAAAAAGAATGGGACAAAATGAATTGGTTCGAGCATTGGTGGTATGACCACGATGAGGAGAAGTATGTTCGTCAAGGCTTGCAGGATCTGCAAGGTCACATCGATACAATTTCCGATGCCATCCAAGGTCACATGGATACGCTTGAAACGAATGGTTCCACTTGGGCAGACGATGCCATGCGTGGAATTATCGATAAGCTGTTCGAGAGTAAGGTCACTCGCAATGATTTGACGGGATCCACCACACGGTATTCTTACGCTACCGATCTCGAAAGTGCTATCGAAGCGGTGTTTGCTGAACTGGAGGCATCTGGTAAGAAAGCATCTTCTTCTGCTGGTGAGGAAATCACAAACGGTTTAGGCGAAGGTATTTCCAGCGATGCTGCGATGGGTGCTCTTAAAAGTGCTGCCGGAGCTATTGTCGATGCTGCCGATGAAGCCGTTCGGGACGCTGCTGACATCAATTCTCCCTCTAAGCTGTTTGCAACAGAGGGCGGGTATATGATGGATGGATTGATTAAAGGCATCAAGGATAAGTTGACGGCATTGAAGGATGCCCTGACGAGTGTTGTTAAGACTGCGTTTGATACAGACAAGGCGTGGGACTACGGTTATAACTATGGTTCTTCTTTTGCCAAGGGACTGGTCAAGGCAATTAAAAACACTTCCTTCCCGACAATCAAGGGTACGGTAACTACTTCTGGTAGTTCCGCAAGTATTTCCTTCCAGGCATACGCTGCGGGTGGTTTCCCCGATGTCGGTCAGATGTTCGTGGCACGAGAAGCGGGTCCAGAGTTGGTCGGTACTATCGGCAACAAGTCTGCCGTTGTCAACAACGATCAGATCGTAGCATCCGTATCTCAGGGTGTCTACGAAGCTAACTCGGAGCAAAACGCTCTGCTCCGGGAGCAGAATAGTCTGCTGAGAAAGCTGCTTGAAAAGGATACCAATGTGACCGCTGTTGTGGGCACAACGGATGTCATCGGTGGCTTTGAGCGTAAAAACAGACGGGATGGCAGAACTGTCGTTCCTGTCGGGTACTAAAGGAGGGATGACTGATGGCTCTTTACGAT